GTTCTTTGGTGCAAGCGGCCAGCTTTTCGGCTGTCTTTTGACGGGCCTCTTCGGGGGTTTCCTTCATGGGCTTGCCGCGCAGCGCGGCAAAGGTGCGGGCTTGTGCGGCTTGGTTGGCCTTGGCTTCGGCGCGCACAAATTCGGCGCTGCCAGGGCCAAACAAAACGATTTGCACGGGCTGGCCATTGACCAGCAGGGGGCCATCGTCTTTTTTGTTTTGTAAGTCCAAAACAGCGGTGTCTTCGGCTTCAAATTCGGCCAAATTAAAGGTGTTGTCGTTGCTCATGATGATTTCCTTTGCGGGTTGAGAAAATTTGCACTTGCCGGACGGGCCTCTTCCCGCAAAGAAAGAGAACCCGCCCGGTAGTTGCGGGGGTGGCCTGCATTACGGCGCAGGCCAAAACCTATCAGGCGGCCAGCGCCTCGATGATGCCGGGGTTGGTGCCGCCCGAGGTGATTTCCACCTGGATGGTGGCGGTGGTCACTTGGTCCACGCTGCCCACGCCCACTTTGAACGACATGACCTTGGCTTGGAAGTAGTATTTGTCACCGTTTTGGGTGGCAATCTCAAAGCTGTAGTCGTTGTCGCTCAGGCTGGCGGCTTTGGCCAGAATCTGGCCAGCATCGTCGGTGTCCAGGCCCAATTGCATAGTGATGGCGCCTTCGTTGAAGGAGCCCTTGAGCTTGGTGGTACCACGGGTGCCCAGCGGGTTGTGGGTGATCAGGTTGTATTCGCGGCCAAACTCGCCCAGGTCGGTCACTTCGCCAATGGCGGTGAGGGTCAGGGCTGCGTAACCAGTGGCGTCAAAGGTGGCGGGTGCGGTGGCTCCGATCTTGATCGTGCTGCCTGCAGATGAACGAACAGTCATGGTGTTCTCCGGTTAAAAAATGTCAGGTTGAAATGCTGGCGTCATTGCGCCGGGTGCGGTGGCGAACCGAAGCCACCAACTGACACGAGGCCAGGGCGGTTTCCGCTTCGTCATCCACCCAGCTCAAGTGGCAAGTGGTGTCGATGGCCAAGCCGCCCAAGCGGCCATCGGCCATGATGCGGCGGTAGGCTTCGGCGGCGATGGCATCGGCGGCGTCTTCGGCCTCAATGACAGGCGTGCTTTCGGTGCTGCGCACAGACCGGGCCACGCACTCCACGCGCACACGGGTGTTCCACTCGGTGGTGGGGCCCAGCGCGGTGGGGCTGGTGGGGCTGTCGGCCAGGTACACAAACACCTGAGCACCAAACTGCTCGGCCATGGGGCGGCGCGAATGCGACTTCACGCCACCATCTGCCAGCGGCTCGCCCGTATTGAGGGCGGCCACAATGGCATCGCGTATTTGCTTTTGCGCGGTATTGCTCACAGCACAGCCTCCAGCATGCAGCGCGTCAGGCCAAAGCCGTCTTGCGCCAATTCGGCAATGCGGAAAGACCGCGTGCCAAACGTCACCACCTTGCCCACGGGCGCGCTGGGCACGTCCTTGGTCAAGATGATGAGCTGGGGGGCTGTGCTCATGCCCGACACGCCTTCCAAAAACACCTCATCGGTCGGCTCGATGAAATCGGCCGTAACGGGCAGGCCATCCACGGTCACGCCATCACCAAAGACCTGAACGGCCATGGTGTTGGTGCGATCTTGCAGGGCTTGCCAGTCAATCATGGTGTGCTCTTGGTCGGGCGGTTATCAGGCAGCTTCGCCGGGCACGCCGGTGAACTTGACCAAGCAGTCGGTCGCACCGGCTGCGGCGGCTTCAAAAGCCACGCAGCCAGGGCCGCCGTTGCCGATCTTGAAGTTCTTGGCCACGGCATCGAACAGAACGTAATCGCCCTGCGCCAATGCGTCACCAGACTTTTTGGGCACGCGGAACACGCCTTCAATTTGCACCGATGCCACGGCACCGATGGCGGCAGAGGTCAAGGCCACGCCTGTGAGCTTGCTCATTTGGACCACATCGCCAGCGGCGATAGCGGCGGCAGCGGTGTGGTTGACCACCATGCCAGGTTGAACGAATCGAGTAGTCATGTGGGTTTCTCCGGTTGACTGAATTTGGTGGTGCGTGGCCCGCCATCATTGGCAGGCCACACAAAGAGGGTTTAGGCCGCGCCGGGGTTGCGCACAGCACCGCGATAGTCGATGCCTGCGACACCGTAGTCCAGGCGCACTTTCCAGCGGGCACCGTCCACGGTGAAGCCGTTTTCGAGCTCCAAGAATGGCGTGTCGTTGCCGTCCAAAAACGCGACTTCCATCACTGGCGCTTCGCCGGGGGCTGCAAACATGTAGTAGCCGGTGCCGGTCAGGCGGGGCGTGTCCACAATGTCGTTCAGCAAACCGCGCACCTGGTTGGGGCGCTGCAGCTTGTTGGCGGTGTCGGGGTCGTACTGCGCATCGTTGATCACGCGGGCAGTGCCACCCAAGCCAATGGGGAACAAGCCAACGGCGGGGCGCAAGTCCAAGAAATCGTTGTTGCCAACGTCTTTTTGGCTGGCCATCAAAACGCGCATGCTGTCAAAGGCCAAGACCGATGGCGCGGTGCCAGTGCCGATCAAGTTGCCGTGGTCAGCGTGGAAGATGGCCTTGCCGTCTGCCAGCAGGGGGCCGTTGCCGCTGTTGGATGCCAAAGCGGCATACACATCAGCTTCAACCGTGCGGCGTGCAGCGCGGCCCAGGCTTGCGGCCAGACCCATGAATGCGCCCAAGTCATCGTTGATGATGGCTTGGCGGCTCAGGTTGATGATGTAGCCCTTGGTGTTGGCGGCAATGCTCGACTTCTCACCGTCAGGGATGGACTTGTTCGTGAACTCGCCCAGCTCGTTGACCAGCTCCAAGTTGCCCAAAGAGCCCACGCGGTAGCGGTTGTGTGCGCGGAAATCGCTCACCGAACCACGGGCGCAGAAACGGCTCCAGGTGTCAGGCGCTGTCATGTACGCCATTTGCAGCGTCTTGTACATCGCGTTTTCCAGCAAGACGGGGAAGTCGCTGGTGCTTTGCGTGAACGAAGCGGCCACGATCTGCATCTTGTCCATCGTGTCGGTCTTGATGCCAGCGGCTGCCAGCGAAGACTTGGCCATGTCCAGCAAAGTGGTGCCACGGAATGGGTTGCCAGCGGCCACTGCTTCGCGGGTCTTGGCATCGGCCACACCGGCGCGCACCATCAAGGCGGCACTGGCGGCAGCGCGGCGCTTGTCGGTTTCGTCGGTCACAGTCACCACATGGCCAGCCACGGGGGTGGACTGTGCGCCCAGGTGCGCCAACAGGCGGGCACCAGCGGCATCAGGGGTGATGGTGGCGTCATCTTCGCACGCGGTTTGCAAAGCTGCCACGCCATCGCGGGATGCGAAAGCGGCAAACTTGGCGCGGATTTCCGAGCGGCGGGTTTTGTCAGCAGCCAGAACGGCTGCAGCATCGACGGGTTGCAAAGCAGCCGCCGGATTAGTTGCCTGATTGGGCATAGGGTTCTCCAAAGGTTGTGTGGCGGCTGCCACGGGTTGGGCCTCAGCCGCTGCGGGTGCGGCGGCTGTCGGCTTGCTCTCGGTTGCAGTGCCGGTGGCCATCAAGGCCACGGGCACATTGCGAAATCGGCTCAGGTCAAACTTGGCGGCGCTGGCCAGCATGGGGGCGGCGGCCACCACGCCATCGGCAAAGCCCGCATCGACCGCTTGGTCGGCGGTGTACCAATGGTCATCGCCATCGGTCAGCAGGGCCAGCATTTCCTCTTTGGGCTTGCCGGTCTTGCCTGCGTAACTGGTGCTCATGGCATCGGCCCAAGTGTCCAGCATGTCGGCGGTGCGGCGCAGCTCGGCGCTGTTGCCACCGGCATACGTCCAGGGCGCGTGAATCATCATGGTGGCGTTTTCGGCCATCTCGACGCGATCACCGGCCATGGCGATCAGGCTGGCAATGGATGCGGCCAAAGCATCGACCACCACGGTCACGCTGGCCTTGTGGCGCTTCATGGCATTGTGAATGGCGATGCCATCGGTCACAGCGCCGCCAATGCTGTTGATGCGCACCGTGATGGTGTCGGCATCCAGCGCGTTCAGCTCTTTGATGAAGCTGGTGGCGCTCACAGACTGGTCGTCCCACCAGCTCGCGCCGATGTCGCCATAGATCAGAATTTCAGCCGCTGCGGATGCCCCCTGCGCGGCGCTGGCCACCGGGGTCATCTTGCGAATGGAGTACCACTGCGGCTGATCAGTGGCTTGTGTGGTTTGCGTCATGCCCGCAAATGTACCCGCTTGAAATTGCCAATACGGGCCAAAGTGCGGAAAATCTAAACAGCGGGCAAAAAAACACCCGCACGAATGCGGGTGCAAGTCCCAACGGTTCTCAGCCGAAAGGCAGGGAGGCTCGGGGGGGGATTTTGCAGCAAATTGGCTTTCGCTACAG